CCCGAGGTTAGAGCTACATTCCGAGCTTACGCTGCAGAGTGGTAAGTAAAGTTGATCTCTTTCCGGTAACCCCATCTATAGGCAGCAAACCACGATTTTCTGTGGACACTGAGTATAGATTTGTACCCATAATACCATATAGCCTATTAAACATAGGTAGGTATTTTGATACAAGAGCTGCTGACCTCTGGTCGAGGTCAGGTAACTTGCTATTATCCCAGAACATCGAGATATGCTTGTTACTAGTAGGTTTATTCTCGCTCATAAAGAACGAATTAAACTTACGGTCATAGCTCATAAGGTAGGTACTTTCGTCATCACCAAACAGAGTAAGATATTTTTCATATCTTACTGAGAGAGGGATGCCTTCTGGATTAAAACCGATACCACCAACAAAGTCGGGGATATCCCAGATTGCCTTAACAACTTTACGTTGTTTAGGACGAAGTAGTCGCAAAGAAGAACGACCAAGTAAACGCACTATATCAACAAAATTGTCGTCAGAAATCTGACGCCACTTAAGTTGGGGTTCAACATGATCTGCGAAGATCAGTTTTCCTCCAAACTCAGCCATAACCTTAGAGGTTATAGATTTTGCTTCTGATTTAGGGCACTTAAGTTCATCAAGACACTTAAGATACTTGGATGCCAATCCATCATCAAGGATAACTACATCATCACCAAGGACGTAAAAGTCATTGTTGAATTTATTATCATTAAGATAATAAAGTAGAAGTCCATGAGTTAGCGCAAAAGAACCAAACGATGGGTATAAACCCAAAGGTTGACCTTTTGTCCAACGGATGGTTGTATCTTGGAAAATCCATTCAGATTTCGAAATGTCTTCAAAAAGGTCGATATATTGACCAGAGTTGACAAAGATAGATCTGAGAACTTCCAGTTGCAATGACAAAGGAAAATAGTCAGTTGCTCCTGAAAGATCGATACAATGGCAACGTTCACCGTTCTGCAAGTGTTGTTGAATCACAGGAAAAGCTTTAGCTTGATGATGGGTACAATCCCATGGTAACTCAGAGAGTATATCATAGATTGCATCACCTAATGGCTTAAGCGCAACCTGGTAAACACGATTAGGGTTAGCAACTGCCCTTAACTTGTAACCGGGTTCTTGGATTAAACCAATTTTTCCAACTGCGTCGATACCTGTAGGAACAAAATTTAATTGGCCACGAGTCATAGTATTAAAACCACTAAAAACTTGTGTAAAGATGCCACTATATTTGTTACGAAGGAAGCGACCAGTCTTGGTATTTTCAATGGTTTCCCACTGGAAAGGCCAATGTGTTTCTTCTGGAGCCGTTTTACCATTTGACAATGGGACACGTTTTCCAGGACTTGGTGAATAACTGAGATAGGAAGGCTGATGGTGAAACGCTATCATCGGACCAATCACAGATTGTGCAGCAAGAACAACACCAGATTTGATATCATCGGAAATAATGATATCATCGGCTTGTACGCCGTCGAGGAACTTTTTCAATTGAGAATCAGAAACCTCTGTACGGACGTAACGGGTATATGACCTTAGAAGGGTTGAACATCCGAAGCGATGCTTCTTTTGTAAACCAAGGTTAAAGATACGATTTAGAACTCCACTGGGTAAACCAGCCTTGTTCTTCTTGTACCAAGAACCAACTAAAGTCTGACCTGCTCTGAAGCGGACAAAGTCTGTGTAAAGGATTTTCATCCTTGCTACAGTCCAGTCAACTCCATTGCACCGAACCCATTTGTCTGTTAGTTGAGAAAACTCACATACCAGACTTCTTGGGAGTCTAAGCGCAGCATGGTAAGTAGCTAGATCCTCAGACGTGTTTAACAACATACGTCCTCCTTTCTGCTGATTAAGGCGGTTAGGATAAGTATCACGAAGGATCTGGCAGCCAGCCAGACTACTAGAGTACCTTAGCCACAATTTACCATGTTAATTCTCATCAAGCAATGAAATCTCTGAACTACAATGTAGCTCGAGTACACTCATTACTTCAATGGACAAGGCGAGCCGTTTTTGACGGTGATTGATAAGCTGTTGAAGAATTGCTTTCTGAGGGACCGAGGTTTCAAGATCAGCATATTTTCTTAAGCTGTTCAGTTGCGTCGTTTGGGCAGTAATGTCCAAATCCTTAAAGTGAGCACTCTGTCTACGAAGAATTTCGTTGACTTCTAATGCTTT